CTGCTCTTTGGAAGAGACGTGTTTGAGGTTACCGAAGCTAGCAACAATTCGGGAGGATTTGCTACTGTGATTATCAATACTGCAGCCAACATCAAAAACTTCACCTATGTGTACTACATGATGAAGAAAGAGTTGGGAGAGGAGCCCACATTGCGTTCGTGGTTAGAAGAGATAAAACTCTCTTGCCACGGTGACGATAATATTTACTCTTCCTACCGACCCGAACTTGTTGTTGCTACTGAAGTCATGTCGCATTCCCTCAATCATGGATTTGAGCTCACGTCTAGTGAGAAGTCGCAAGCGCCTGTTGCTCGTCAGTCAGGTATTCGATTCCTCCAGCGTGGGTTTGAGTTCGTGGGCAATCGCATGATGGCCCCCCGTGCCATGTCCGATATTTGGGAGGCATTGTACTGGAGAGAGAGAGGCACTGTTCCCAACCGGGAATGGGCTCTTTCTACGATGTCTTCCTGTGTGTATGAATTTTCACACTTTCCGAAGGATGTGTTCCTTGAAAATCGAAACAAGTTGATCTTCTTGTTTACCGATCGTTTTGGACCCCCTTCTGTGGATGAACTGCGCACGTTCTTCCCATCGTGGACTCTTGTTCTGAGTACACGATTTGCCTAATGCGCATCCCGGGCCCTAGACCACCCAACCTAAGCGGTTATATGTCTAGCGTTCAACGCCTGAACGGCTTTTAGTAGCTGGTAACCCACCGGAGCGATAACCACTTGCGTAACGGCGACGCCTGTGAGAGCTCCACCCTTCCCTTGCCATTTCGATTCTTCTAAAGTTGGTGAGACCGAGAAGCTTTCTTCAGTTCACTCTCTCGGCCCTTTGACCTCTGCAACTGATGTTCCTGAGTCCTTATCCGAGCTACCTGCACCTATTGTCCTTGACGGTGCTTATAGCCCTTATGAGCTCGAAGAGCACAAGCTCGCTGCCCTACTGTCCCGTCCGCGAGTTGTAGCTCGATTCCAGTGGTTGGATACATCCATTGGAACCATCCAGAACATTGACTGGCCCTCGTCTTTGTTTGATATCGCGG